ATTGTTCAATATAGTGAAGAACCTATTTATGCTTCAAGACTCTCATTAAAACAAGAGCCTGGAGGTAAGAATAGGATTTTCGCTATTGGTGACTATTTTACACAAAGTAGTCTCACGAGCTTACATAAATATTTGTTTGGTGTCCTCAAGGGTTTACCCGAAGATGGCACTCATTCACATAATTACGTAGCTCAAATCGTTAAAGAATGGAGCGACAGTGAGGAAAACAGAATTTATTCTGTTGACCTAACTGGTGCAACAAACTTTATTGATTGTGAGGTACTAGGTGAAATAGTCGCAAAGATAGCAGGAAAAGAATATGCTAAACATTGGGTAAACCTAATGATTAACAGAGACTTTGCTGATATCAATGGACAATTTAAACGATACACTGTTGGACAGCCTATGGGATTTCTATCCTCATGGGCTATGCTGGCAATATGGAATCATCTAATGGTTAGGACATGTAGACATGCCTTACGATTAAGTCCGCAAGCGGACGATCCCCAATTTGTAATTATTGGTGATGATGCTGCCATTTTAGGTTCTGACGTTGCTCACATGTATAAGCATTTATGCTCACTCATGGGAGTACCGTTATCTGAACTTAAAGGATTTTCACCTGATACTAAAGCATCATTTGAAAATCGATTAAACAGCGATTCAACAATGAATTCTGTAGAGATAGCAAAACGGATTTTCGTCGACGGGTTAGAATTAAGCCCTATTTCACCAGTAGAAATTACTAGTGGATTAGAGAAGAATTATAACTTCCCTTCCTTACTTTTAAGTATGGCCGAGAGAGGTATTAATACCTCCGACGATGTTGATTGCGTGTTATCTTTAGCAAGTAATATAAAGAATGATGGTACATCCTTAGATGTAGCTCTATTCCCGATGGCGCCTTCCCTTAATTGGGTTCAGGTTTCAACTGGAAACAGAGTATCCATCATTAATTATCAAGACTCGTTTTGGAATGGGATTCCATATCCGCTAATTAGTCAGTTATTTTATGTTTACATAAAACAACGGATTAAGAGAGCAGTGGAAGTAATTAATAAGACATTACAATCTTATTATACTCCAGATCAAAACACAGTCTATGCTTGTAAGAAATATCAATTTATCTCTCGAGCTAACTTTATCGTACTGAGGCTTATAGCCCAGGACGCTCAAGTTATGTCAAATGACATTATGTCAAGAATACAACTTGTGGGGGAAACCCCATTAAGTGATACTCTTGAAGCTCAAGTAGATAAGTCCAGAAATGTTAGACGTACGATAGGGCTTATCACATCAATTTTCGAACTTGAAAATATTATTACAGGTAATAGTATTAACGATTTCGAAGATAAACGTGAAAAGACCTCTCGTATCATCACCAGTATAGTCATGGACATTAAAGCTATGTTTACATAAGTTTTAATGGACAAACTAATTGGTCACACATTCTATTTTGTGATTGATCACCACAAAATAATTTCAGGGGAGTCACATGCATTTAAATGCATGGGGCGTTTCAGTAAACTGAATTTCAGAAGGAATCAAACCTTCTATGGGGGATCCGCGCAAGCGGGACCCC